ATCGGATTCCGGTCCGCTCTTCCGGTCATTTATCCGGATATCGGTCATTTTATCCACTCTCTCTTTGTTGCGAGCGATCAGTATGATATAAATGCTCTTTGTAATAGATTGAAGGTATCAAACAAGATTCGAAACTTTGTCTTGAAAACTAGGGATCTATTTTAAACTTCAGAATTTGAGTGCTAAAGAGATTATTAAAATTGTATCAGAAAATTATGAAATTGTTGACGATATCCTTTTGTATAGCAGATTTGACAACATTAACGCTAAGATCGTTTTCAATGCTCGTAAAGCTATTGTAAGTGTTACGGGGAAACAGTTGATTTTGGAAGGGATTAAACCCGGACCAGATTTGAGTTGAAAGGTATAAAAATTATGGGACCGAAAACGAACACTGATAGATTTGTAACGCTGATTTCAAGTCTATTTTTTATCACAGTATTATTTGTAGCTTTGTTTGGACTATTAGTGATAGGGAAACCGGCATGGTAAAAACAGCATGGTACGCAATCGATGAAAGTGGAGAGGGTCATTTCTTTAATGTTGAACCTGTCTTGCTTGATAATGGATGGGGAGTTCAATCTAGGGGATTTGATTTCCATATGTACATGGCGCTTAGCGATGAAAATTTCTTTGAAACGCCATCAGTCAAATATATGACCTGGCGATCCAAACCGCTTGAGTTTCAATACGAAGTGAAAATAAACTTTGAAAATTGAAATATATCTTTGTCAGTCCTTGACAAACGCCTACAAAACCCTTATAATAGTAGTATGGAAAAAGGAAATCTATGAGTGATTTTGTAGAAAATGCCCGGAAGTTTGCTCTAGAAGCACATGGCATTCATCCATACGAATATCATCTGAGCGGAGTTGTCGAAATACTCAGCGAGCATGGACATGATAATCCATATAACCTAGCGTTAGCATGGTTGCACGATGTAATAGAAGACACGAAAGTGACTAGAGAACAAATTGAAAATGTATATGAAAGAACACCACGATTTTGTGAGCCTATTATACATCCCAAATAGACAGCAATCTATGTGGAATGAAATGATACGAGTTTATGATAGTGCGATTAGACTTGTGCATGATGAAAGGGTGAGTAGATGAGCAACATTGAATATTTAAAGGAATCAATAAATTTAAAGATTGATATTATTTCAACCATTATAGAGTCTATCTATGTTCATGATTCTGAGACTGCATTTGAATTAGTAGGTCAAATGAGTGACAAGTTACAGAGAATTAGTTTCATGTTGGAAACTGAAGCGAATCTATGTGAATTGGAAGTTTGGTTGAAATTGTTCACAAATCGTTTGAATGAAATTCATATGAATTATGTGACACATACAGCAACCCGCCAGAGAATTTTTAAAGAATTTTTGAATGGGAATATCCGATCATTCCAAATCTAAATAATATCTAGAGTTTGACATTATCATCCTCATTGGGTGTCTTAATGCGTGTATATTTGGACGTTGTTATATCAATATTTACTAATACTTGATTTCTACAGGTTCTAGTCCGATTATAAACGGTGTATTCTCTAATTCTTTGTATTCCATATTATCTCACTCACTTACATGCTTAAAATCCCAATTTTTTATCTTCTCATGGAATTCTTTTGTATTCAAAAATTTTCCTTCTGTTATATCAAAATTTGATGATTTTGCGACATTGTTAGCGAACTTCACACAGTGCGCCTGGCCCTCTTTGTCCCTTACAAACCATCTACGTATAGGATATAATAAAGCACCGATTAAATCGTACTTAAAATCGCTCATATCCCCCAATTTGTCCATCACTTTGTGTGTGGGTTCCAGTGGGAAATCCCACTCGATATAAATTTTATTTGTTTTGTGGGGTTTTGATGGGAAGGGTTGTATATATTTCGCTATCTTATATGATCCAACATTATTAGTATAGTTTATATCGTAAATCATCCCATCATGAAATATTGCTATATGATCGTGGGGCGACCAAGTTACTAAACGTATCAGAGCGCCCCCGATTGTTGGTGATTTCACAAATACAAAATATGATTGTGATTTATCAGTTCTAATCATTATGACAAATATTTATCTATAATGAAATCAGTCAATTTCACTCTCAATTGTGTGAATGATTTTTGTCCTGTTGGATCGTTGTATTTTGTCACAAGGAAAGAGATGGGTCCATGTTTGTATATGTCTTCCCGAATTGTCTGTAATGGGACGACAACCCACGACTGTACTTCGCCAGACCAAGTGTCCACAACCTCTTTTACTGCAAATTCTTGTCCAGGAATATTGGCGAATTTGACGATATTCATCTTATTCTTTCCCCAATAGATCGAAATTTTAGCGTTCTCAAATTGTCCTAATTCATCGACGATGGGCATTGTAGTGTCATCGCTCAATTCTTCTACTAAATAGTTGGCAAATTCGTTTATCATCAGTTTTCCTAACAGCGCTTCACACGCTCAACCATATTTAATTAAGGGTTTATAAATGGTAGTTCATACAAAAACTACCAACCTATCCACATTTTTGGCACTCTCTTCGTCCAGCGCGTCACCTTCGACCATGCTAAGGAAATATATCTCCAAATCACGGTAAAAATCAATTCTCCTATGAATTCCAGTACCAATATAACAAATCCCCAGAGCGGTGTCAAGAGGAAAATGGGAATAAAAATAATTTTGAAATAAATTCTACAATTTTATCGGTTATAATATAAGTAGCATCTGATAAAGTGAAAACAAAAATCCGGTTGAAACTATCAATCCTGCTATCAAACCGACATTAAAAACCTGAATCGCTGGTCGACCATAACACTTAGATTGTAATTGAAGTTTGAGGAAACACATAAAAGATGAGTCGATATCTTCACCTGGATTTTCTATAACATAATTTGAATTAACGAACGGGATTACATAACTCTCACCTTTAATACCCTGAATAATATGCTGGGGTGTTTCACCCGTCGGATTTTCTGGCGGAGTTGAATACATCAAATGTCCTTCAAAGCAAATATTCCCTTCGTTGTCTTTTATGAGGACCCATGGCAATATATAATTTTCTGATTCGGACTTATTCTGTTCATCATCTTCTGGTGTGTTATCCATCATAATATCCTTACTTAGTTTTCGCTACCGACGTTAGAACCGGCAAGACTTTCTCAAGAGATTTTTGAAATTTTGGATTCGTCCCCAAAAATATAGACGCCATTAAAAATATAAGTATCATCATCCACTTTAGGGCACCCAAGAGAGTACCCAAAAACTGGGTAAAATTGGCGAAATTGGGCGATTTAACAAAGTTCCATAATTTCTGATTTGTTGTCGGATGTTCCGTCTTCGACTGGACCATTATATCTTTCAACTCACAAAAATTACTTTCCATCCGTTCCACATGACAATCAAGTTTTTTGTCTAATTTTTCAACTCTTTCGTGTATGACATATAAAGATCTTTCATTCTGAACTGTAGTTTTAACAATATTATGATCGTGTAATGCCTTGTTAATCTTACTGAAAATAGTGCTGTCGTCTTCTAATTTGTCAACGGTAGAAAACCCCTCTTCTCGTACATTATTGAGCGCCGTTTCATCGAATGAGAATAGCAATACTGGATATTCATTTCGAAATATGCGGGCGAATGTTATCCCATCGATACCAACGGGCATATGTATATCCGAAATTATTATGTCGGGTTTTTCATCAGATTTTAATTCCTCCTCCAAAAGGTGGTTTTCAACTTCTGTACATGACATAAATGATCGAACTTCAAAGTTCATCCCCTGTAATAATCTGATATAATATTGGCGTGTCGATTCATTATCATCAATAACGAATACTCTGATTCGTCTATTGTAAGTACCAAAAGTTGGTATCGGCGAACATGGATATTTATCGGATGTATTCTTCATTTAGACCCCATTAGAATACTATTTAGACAACATTCACACCAAACAAAATTTCATGTATTTCTCTTGATCCTATTCCAACGTACGTTCCTTTAAAAGAGGGCGCAGATTCCATATAATACAACGACTAACGCTATATAAGCAACAAAGAGTTGACAAACATATTTCAAATTATCATTCATTAATTCCTTTCTTTGGATCGACATACTGCCCAGTTTCATCATACCAGAAGATCTTGGGCGAGTTGAAATATTTTCTAACCCAAACGTATTTCAAGTGTGATGAAGAATTTCTTCGTCACCAGTGTATGATTCCTTCGTCAACTAAATCGTCCCAATTTTCGCCACAATCCTCGTCGCACTCTTTGTGGTCCCTATCTCGTCCATAATTCGCCGTAATATCTATAGTATCATCCAAGAGGTTTTTAATATGAATATGTCTTGTTTGTAGATATACTTTTAGCAGTTCGCTACATATATTTTCTAATTTCCCTCTTACAAATTCATCCACAGGTTTAACGGGTGGATTCACATTCAATCTCCTCTGTCTCCACTGTCTCCACTGTAATGCTCCAAAACTCTGGTCTGATGATGTATCATGATCATTCATATTTTCTCCTATAAATTGTCAGATTTCAAAAAGAGGTAATCAATATACAAATTTTGTAGTGTTGTCCTCCCATGTTTTTGTTTCATTTGTCGTCGCTTTGTAATGCTCCACTCACCCAACAAAATACGTGCTTGTCGTCGTTCTATCTCAAGCGCTCGTTCCTTCTTTGATATATCAGTTGGCAAATCCTTCATAATATTGGGACGCTTCTTTAATTTCTTTTCCTTCTTTTTCCTCTTCTCGGCGTTCTTAAAAATATCATTCATCCAGTTATTTTGGCGATCATAATGTTCAACTTTAACATCCTTGGCGCGAATATCATAGAATCCATTCTCCAATAATACGGAGTGTTCTATAATTTTTCCATTTCGTCGGAAGGTTATTTTTGTTAGTTCAATTGATACATATTCCCCAAAATACCCACGTGCTTGGGACGCCGAATAAACAAATTTATTACCAACTTTAGTAAGTATGTCACCACGTTTCAATTTTAAATTGTGCGCTGGGGTTCCGGGATACACTTTTGATATTAAAACTCCGGGTGGTTTCGTCCCCAAAGTTGTAAGTCCATTTTTCTTGTATGATTTTAAAGATGGCGCTTGGACTTGAACTCCCAACATTGGATAATGAGCACTCCTGTTTATATTGAATTGATACCATATTGATCGAGCAGTGTTGCTTGGGATCGAAAATGCGAATGTCATATCATCCGTAACCATGCTTGTAATACCGATAACTTTTCCTTGTGAGTTGTATAGCGCTCCGCCGGAGTTTCCGCCCATGATAACATTGTCCGTCATGATAAGATTATCATAGGTCGCTGGATAAGGCATGTTTATCTTTCTTAATACACCAGAAACAATGCCAGAAGTTATGGTCCTATCGTAAACCCTTGGGAATCCGATTGATACGACAGCGGACCCAGGCAAAATATCATTTGAATTTGAAAATGATACTTTGTAATTATCCGGCAGAGGAAGCGAAATTTCCGCTGAGGGAATTATCCTTAATATTGATACATCCTTGGAAGCGTACACCAATGATATTTCTACATTTGCTTCACGACCATCAAATAATTGTATGGCACCACTTTCTTTGTCGTATAGAGAACTCTTATTTGATTTTAAAACGTGAGCGCATGTTATGATATATCCCCGGACATTATCTACAATGAAACCGCTACCAGTTTTTCTCAACTTCTTTGTTTTTCCGATACCATGTTTTTGGAGAACTGCGACGTTCCCAAATTCAACACGCTTATACACATCATGTAGATCGTGTGAGGTTAACGACATTAAACTACATAAAAATAAAACTATTGTTCTTATTACAAAATTCATCATATCCCCTAATCATTCTCAATTTTTTCTAAACTTGTTATTTTGCCATCTATATCAAATATTGCTTTAAATCCATGCTCTTTTAGCGTCATAGCAGAATGAGCAGCACCAAATTTAAAACCATCAATAAAACTTCTTTGAAGCGTACCAGACATAGCGACTGTAAATGCGTGTGCTATATGGTGTCTCATGAATTTGAGACCAACAAAATTAGCAAGAATCATTAACAACAAAAAACCAACTACAAAATACCACTCAATAAACATAATGTGTCCTAACTTCGTTTTGTTATAACAACCGTTTCTCTTCCGAGTTTTGGATCGAATATCGCTTCGAAAGTTTTTCCATTTATAACGCTTGTATATAATCGTTCATTATACCAGATTGTCTCTTTTGGACTCTCTTCCGACAAATCTGTAAATAATATAGCATGTTCCCTTCCATGTGGGAACTCAATTGATAAAATAATGGACGATGTTTCAATGTCCATTGATCTAACTTCAGCGGGAAAACTTATCCCATCAACGCTGACATTTATTACTCTATCCTCAAACAGCATCTTGTACCTTTGGTGCTCGTGGCGCCAATAGTCCAGGAAACGCTTCTTCAACCAACTTTAAATTTATTGATTTCTGCTTAATTTTCCTGTCAATGCAAATCTGCAAGAGCAATTCCGCTTCTTCCGGTGAAACGGATTCGATCATTTGAATAAAAATCTGTTCCCTTTTGGATTGTCTCAGTCCCTCATATCCTGGATAGTTTTTAATCATCACCTTTAGTTTTTTAGATACTTGGTGTAAATGATTATAATTGTATCCCGTTGGAACAATGCTTTTTGTATATTCCGGTCGTGTATCGGGCAATTCGATCTCAACTTGAGGGTGAAGTGCTACGTATAGTATTTGTCTTAGAGAAGGACTATCATGTTCCCGTAGAACTTTTACTCTATCAACCGTCTTTCGCTTCTTCCTGATTTGTTCAAAAATGTCTGGTATTGATAATCTAGCCATTAGTTATGCTCCTGGGTCTGAATCCCTCAATGTCATCTAACAGACTATTTATACCCGACGAAATAAGGAAATTAAAGGTTTTTTGCATATTTCCCCTAACAGGGTACAAACTCTGTTTCAAAATCTGTACGATTATGTCCTTTGGTGTATTTCTCAAATCGATCATTGTCCGATTTCTAATAATTTGTTGCTGGATCGTTGGATCTATCTCAGCAAATCGCCCAGACTCCATCAGTTCTGTTAATTCAAGTCTCCTCTTCTTTGTCAGTGTCGTCTGTCGTTTATTTTCATCCGAAAAAACATCATCCGGCGATAATACATTTGGCACGCCGTCGCTTTTGTCGCCGGATAGAATTAGATCCTTCAAATATTCCGTTGGATTTTCTTCGATAAGAAATTTCTTTTCCCTTGGACAAAACTGATCGACATGATCTAATTCTTGGAGCGCTCGAAAGTCCTTGTCTCCTGATACAATTAGAACGGGTTCATTCCTTGGAACTAATTTACCCTCTTTATTAATCATATATCGACTTAGCACGCCTATAATATCATCCGCTTCCGCCATTGTGACAGAAATGACCTTATATGGAAGATATTCATATATATTTTTTAAAGTCAAATCAAAGATTCTAAATGCTTCAGTCCAGTCGATATCGCTTGCGTCCCTATCCAATTTCCTTTTAAATTTGTATTGAGGGAATGACAACTTCCTCCAATTTAATTTGGAATCACAACATATAAATATTTCCCCGTATTTTTCTCGGTGATCCTTATTATATCGCCGGATTGATTTAAACGTCAGTTCTCGAAATTCACGTTCGCCGAAAACTCCCTGACTAATTTGCATCATCATATTCGCTTTCATTATTTGACTGAAATCGATCAATATCATAAAAAATTATCCAATCCCTTAGCGGATTTTTTGGTTTTCACTGGTTTCACTATGTTTTTCAAAACCTTCTTTTTAGCAGGTTTCTTCGTCTTTTTCTTCTCTTTCTTGCGTGATTTCTTGATCTTATCTATCTCTGAAAAGATAGTATCAATGTATTTTTTGTAACGTTTTAATTCAGGTTTTGAGAGGAAACTATAACTCTCTTTGAGTTCTTTATCCCCGCCAGAAATAGACCCTCTCAGTTCGTCCCTAAGCGATTCATAGGTGGTCAAAATATAGTTAAAGTAACCGTTCTTAATTGTTCCGAGGAAGGACTTTAGATCGAAATCGTCCGTTTCTTTACATCCATTCTGTATAAAGTTGTCTATCTCAGCATCGATTGTTGATACATATTCTCGAGCATATTTCTTCATCCTATCTTGTGGCGATGTCTTCCTTCCGTCAATTTTCTCATCGTTCGCTGTATCGTTAGAGATATATTTTTCCGGTCTCAATTCCATATCAGCGACTCTGTTTGTAAATTTGCCAGTTTCATCGACGATATTAGCGCCGCTAGATATCATGTGACAGATCCAACCTACAGATGCCATAATTTTATTTTCACAAAACTTCTTTGCAATTTTTGCTGTTTTTGCATCTCCTGTGAGTTCAAAATACTGGATTATGAATTTCTTTGCGTCCAGTCTAGAATGATTGTAATTATACCAATTGAGCGCTCGAAAGATTTTTGGGTCGTCTAATTGTAATTCATCATCAGTCCATTGAATAGATTCCCCATGAATCATCTTCCCAGCAACATCAATTTTTGTTTTTTGATTTGTCCTCTTGATCGCAGGCTTTGTCATAACAAAAATATACTCCTCTCAGAATCAAACTCATGATTCTCTTCAATCATTTTGTATCCATATGGATTGCTCAATACATTAGTTTTCCCGATCATATAATTATTTGTATGGTGCACATGACCATGAATCCAAATTCTGGGTTCTGTTTCCAAAATAAAATCATCCAAAAGGTCGGCATAAGCATAGTTTAAAATAGCACGATATCCACCTTTAAATGAATCAGCAATTGATTGTTGGGTCGGTCCGTGGTGTGATATTACAACACAACCAGGTTTTATGTTATCCTCAAAAAATGATTTGTGTGAAGCGTGAATAGTTGTCCATATTCCAGGCCTGAAAAGTTGTCGATTTCTTCCATACGTTATGTATTGAAAATCATTCATATTTGTTTGTGCTAGCAACTCTACATTAGGATCTTTGTTATACATCGAAGTCCACAGAGTTGCACCGACAAAAAGTTGTTCATTGATTATGACAGTGCCAGGATTCAAAAAATGGAAATTGTCTTTCTTTGTTTCCCATTCCCGAATTTTAGAGTTGACTCTGTCTATGTTAAATCCATAATACTCATGATTTCCGGGTACATATATTACAGCGAGAAATCTATCACACATTTTGAATACAAAATCTTTAGCATTTGTACCCACATCAATATCGCCAGCAAGAACTAAAACAGTCTCTTTGTCTTTCTCAGACTCTGGGACTTGAAAACTTAGTTTTTTCCGCCTCCAAAATTCTAGGTGTAGATCGCTCATATATCGGATTTTCATTTCAACCTTTCCCAAAGTTTATACCACACTTTAATTATAAGACTTTTCTACCACTTTGTCAACCCCAAATTTACAAATATAATAAGAATCTATTATATCAGAAATTGGTCCCTTTGATCCATCTGTCATATCGAAGAGTTTGAGTAATTCTGGTCCATTATCCATAGTCTCAAAAATGAATTGTTTATTTGCATTTCCCCTGTCTATGCAGTGTTTTTTCCACGCAGTTGAAGGAACGGTTTGATACGGGATATCCCATATAGTCAGTCCAAGTTTTAGGATAGCACCATTTTCAGCGAGTATGGTTGTGGATCGTGAGTTTCTGGAGAAGGCGTAATCTTCTATAAATGATTGATTGACGCCCTCCTCTTCCATAATATTTGTCACCCAATCAGCGATACGCTTGTACCACAATATCGAAGGTTTGTCTTTATATTCCTTTCTTGGGACATGTAATCCAAAAATATTCTTTGTAGCGATTTCCTTTTTCTTTGATTGTGTCATATAGTAAAAAACACAATTATCAAAACAAAAACCATCTTTTCCATGTTTATCAAGATTAAAAATACAAAGGGCTGGGCCCTCAACCGAGTAATCAATTCCGCATATTATCATGCAGTTATTTATTTACATTGATTTTGGGTATTACTCCTTTACCATCTTATATCCCAAAGATTTAGCAATTTTCTCTAATTCTTCAAATTTCAATGTAAAGGAAATAGCTTCAATAGACCCATAACTGTCATAACCTGGAGAAGATCTTATTTCGACTGGATCGCCACCGGTGTCATTAGTTATAATGACCATTTCTGATTCATTCCAGTCTTTTTTGTTTATTACAAAGTTTTCCATTTGGTTGTCCTTTCTTTAACCTTCATACTACTATTATAAGGGTTTTAGACCGGTTCGTCAAGGGTAAATTGAATTAAATGTCAACTATTTCACAAGAACCATCAGCAGCAGAACAAGCGAGCGCTTTGCTTCCTGTCGTGTTGTCCTCAAATTCATATTCTGAAAGTTTACCCCAGTCAAAATTCTCCGGCATTCTGTTCCTCAATTCCTCGTACTCTTCTTCTGTACAATCTTGATATGGCGCCTGTTGATACACATGATCGGAAAATGGTAGAAATGCGATTCCGGATATATTGTCGAAATGATCCCAAACCCAGGAACCGACTTCAAACCATTCATGTTCCTTCACGCTTACAGTTATTGATGGTTTATGTTCGCACCAATGATCCTGATATACTTTCCACAATTCCAATTGCTCTATCGCTGTCTTATCAGTTCTCATAATCGCATCATCGGGCGATTTTATGGGAAAAGAAAAAATCCAGGTTGATTCGGGTGATCTTACACAGTTCTCATGTGGAATACCTTGATCCACCATCATTTTCGCCAATGGATCAATTTTTGATGTTCTCACAGTCCGAATATAATACGGGGAATGTCTAGCATGAATCCCGCTTGCAGAGTCGACTAATTGTGATACATTTCCAGACGGTTTTACTGTTGTTATTGCTGTCGCTTGACTTATCCCAAGTTGTTTGGCATATTTCTTATTTGTCTCTATAGCGACATTTTTCAATCTCCCCAATAATCCGGGCAATTGATCCATATTCGAACCATTTAATAATGGATTATCCATGATCCCAGTCAATGAAACGCCGAGCAGTCGTTCCTCTTCACAATTTTCAGTCCATGGTTTTGAAAGGTGGCGGAATTTTGTTAATGTTGATTGATAAGTTCCCATTATAGTCGTTAATCTAATCTTTTCTGCTATCATCTCTTCTGTATCATCCCTACGTACTACTACTTCTGACAGATTGCAAAATTGTTTTGCTCTAAGTATAATTTCAGCACATGGGTTTAATCCGAAATAATGTTCCCATTCTCTGCGTTGATTTCTCGCCGCTTGTTTCTGTAATGCTACTCTATTTACAACACCACGCTCGCCAGATTTTGATCGATACAAAGAAATCCATTCATCCATGAAAGTGCCGATGTCAGGACGCTCCCTATAAACAACCGAATTATTTGCAGCTGATCGGTATGGTGATATCACTTGCCATTGACCAACTTTTGCTGACCTCATTCTATCATCTGTTAAGTCTGATAACGATAAGAGTGCGCTTCTTCTGACGCCTCCACAAACTACAACTTCAGCGATCATGCAAACAATATCATGGCATTCAATTGGATATAGTTTTCGTCCGCTTGCCGTTTGAAAAGAATCTATGGTAAAATTAAATAGAGTTTTGAGAGCATCAGGACCAGCAGATCTTCCTCCAAATGTCTTTAATCGTTCACCCTTAGGTCTGATTTTTGAATAATCTATTTTTGGGATACGACCTGCAACCAAAAGAGATAATAATTCCCTGTATGCTTTACACCATCCAACTTTTGAGTCGGCAACAACTATATTAGTATCAGTATTTTCAAATTCCTCACAAATAGTTGGCAATTTCTTTGTATAATGTTTTTCAACTGAGAAACCTATTCCAGTTCCACACATTAAAATATACAAGATTTCATCGAATGATCTTAGTTTGTCGATTGGGACGTATGCACAATTATAAGCGGCGACATGATCTTTTTCCAGCGCTTTTCCAGCAGACCACATAGCACGCATTGATGGCATGGTTTCAAGTTTCCCAATCCCAGATTTTAAATCCTTCATAGTTTTTTGTGGGATCTTATAATCATATTCTTCGCTCAGATAATTCCCCATAAAACCAAGATATCTATCTATGGTTTCATCGAAGGTTTCTCGTCTGTTGTCGTCTTCCCGCCATCGAGCATAACGGGAAATATGTATAAATGATTGATATAGTGTAGGTAGTTCCATTTAAAAGTCCATTCTGTTACATTCATAATTCCTATCAGGGAATTTGTTATACATTAAATGATACCAAGAAACTGGAAATAATTTGTCGCATATTGGAAATATTTTATTAGCAACATTTTGAGTGTCTTCTTGTGTATCGGGTGCACATCTTAACATACAAAGTCTAGAAAATGCAAGCATTGATCCGGTCCAGATCCATTCAGTCATCATATTTTGAGGTAATACTATCCTCGCTTGTTCTGGGCATACACCTTGTTTTAGCAAAATCTCATAAGTTTCTAGAGCATTTTCGATCGATTCTTTGGGTGTGAAAACACAACCATTTTTTCCATCTTCTATATCACAAATATAGTTGTCGATATCATCATTTGAAAAGGATTCGCTGGACGATCCCTGTTTCTTGTTCTCAGATCTCTTTCGCCATTTTTCGGGTAAATAGAATTCCGGTTCATAATCAACATAGCGCCTGCTGACTTCATTCCAAACTAAACCTATTCGTGTTTTGTCCAATTGTCTAGCGATGAATATTGGCGCTTTCATCCTCAAGGATATAGCATTATGAGCGAATGGGGTCCAATGATTATGGTCCGCAAGATATTTTATTAGTTTTCCATCTTCCGCTTTAATCATTGGAATTTTATATTCGACTTCACTTTCTTTAGAATCCACCCAATAATATGGTTCTGATTCTTTGTTAAACGATACTCTTGCTGAGTTTACAACTGAAAGATCATTTCCCATAACATCAATCAGACACACACTACAATCAACTATCTTCATATTATACCTTTCTCCATGATCCAAATTCATTCATCGCCCGCAGTCCTGATACTGTATTTTCGTTGATGTAACTCAATATCTCGAACTGACTGTGACCGTTCATAATCATGCTATTAATGTCCTTCCCAGAAAATACATCATTAAAAAGACATATTTTATATCCGCTTTCTATAATCTTCTTTATCCGATTTACTATTTCTTTATTCCTCGGTTCATTGTCAAAAATATAGACTAATTCCCGATCTATATCTAAAGTTAGGTCGCTTCCACCCATCGCCAAGCAATTAGGTATGAAGAGCGAGTCTAGTGGTCCTTCGACGACAAATACATGTCGCCTCTTCCAGTTTATCGTATCAAGTCCAAACACTTTAGCGGCATTTTCCTTGACAGTTACTGTTACATATCTCAGTTTTGAATACGCTATGCTCCGTCCCTGGAAGTGTGTCAACTCTCCATCTGAATTTCTAAATGGAATAATGATTCTGGCGTCTTGTGGTAATTTATCCTCATTGTCTGACATCATACTTTTAACCATTTCAGCGAAGTTTTCAGTGTAATAGAATCGATTCAATTGGTTGTATGGGATCATTCTATTCAATAAGTATTCCTTTCCTTTACACGCTGTTACAGCGAGATTATTTGTAAAATTAAACGTATGAACAACCGGTTCTTTTTTCTGTACAATTGTGGGTGGAATGTAATTTGAAATATTCTCTTTCATCCTCTCCATGACATACTCTTCGTGGAGCGGTGGTGAAACTATTCTCATAAAATTCTTAAATGATTTTGATTCCCCACAATTATAGCATCTAAAATTGTATCCCGAATGACCAACTTTAAAATAAAAATATCCTCTTGCTTTTGATTCGCTTTCCTGGGAGTCTCCACAGATGGGACAACGAAAATTATACGTTCCAGGTTTTACCCGTCTGAAATGGGGTAATTGAGCGCTCAGCAGATTTATATATTTTTCTTCCAACCATGAGTACATGTGTTACCCAATCTAAAATAAGTCAAGTAATTTAGAACCGGGATTTTCACTCTCGTCTTTCTTGTTTTCTTGTTGAATCTTACCCTCTGCAAACTCCTTTTGCAAGGGTTTTGCATCAGAGTACGGTTGTCCACCGGGCATCAGATCTTCAGCATAATAATACGAATCAAGGGTTTTGACGTAGATTATTTTAGATTTTGAAGAGTGGAGCGTATTCGATTGTTCAATTGGTTGGACACCCGCTAGCGGTTCAAACATGGACGTAGTCCATTTCTCTCTTATAACTGATAAAGGTTCGTCCATTTGTTCTGGATCTATTATATCCGTTAAATGGCATTCCGCTTTTGGATTTGGAGTTCCAAGTCCTAAATTTTCATTTGATTGTATATCTAGCGTTTTTGATGGACACGGTGAACCGATTGCTAGTCGCCCTTTTGAACTCATGACAAATTTTACAGTGTCTGGAGTATCAAAACTCTTGCTTAATTTCCTCTTAGAACCATCGTCCCTTATATCGGGATCTTGAGTAAACCAATCTTTTGGAGGGTCGCTATTGAACTTTACGTGTCCATCTTTGGGATCATCCCACATCCAATCAAGCGAAAAACTCCCAGCATCATATTCTTGCGACGATATAGATAAATCCAAAACTGGGTTACCCTCTTCAGTATATTTCTGAGCATCATCATACGGTCTATCCGTGGGCGTCATATCCTCGGGTTTATACCAATTCCCCCCAAATTCAATCAATTTTACTTTTTGGTTCATCCTCACTATCCTTTTCGTAGAAATCCTTATATTTTTCTATAACCATATTTTGATAGGAAATATAGTCCATTAGAGTTCTCAAGTTTAAAGAAAGCAATTTATAATCTCCACCCTTGAGAGAGAACAGTACTTTCACCTCTTTATCTTTGTCCATATCACCAAAGATCTCTTTTATGTTCTTTTCTGTTACTATTATAAACGAAATGTCATGTAATGTCAAGGGTTTTCTGTCGGGTATTTTTATTGCTGGTCTCGCCATCGTCTTGTTGTCCAAAATCAACTTCTTCACTTCCGGTTTAAGTTCTCGGAAAGTTCTTCGGTGTTTGCGACCACACCCCGTCAGCAATAAAAAATTACACACCAAAATCAGTACAATCAAACTTCTCATTCTTTTCGCCCCCTGTCAATCTCTTTACACATTCATTTAATCTCAAAATCTCTTTGTTTATATATTTCTGAACCAATCCAGGTTTTGCAGCGCCAAGTTCCTCTATAGATTTCTTTCCCCTTGATTCTCTATATAATTTCTCATGCAGTCTCATATAATTATCGATCATAAATTGTTCTCGTTTAAGCAGATCAACAACCGATGAATGAATCTTTGAATACTGTATATCTAATGATTTTTGGTTCTCTATTAATGTCTTTTGATTCTCTTGTAAAATTCTGTTATTAGATGATTCTCGTTGTAGATGTTTTTCTAATTCTGTAATAGTAACATTCAAACTTTGTATGGTTTCCTTATTCGTGTTTATATACGATTTTACTGACAGATAAGCAGCGCCCCCTGCTGACAGAATACTTGCCAGAATTACAAGGTTTTTAAATCCAAAGAAACTTAGAAAACCTTCCGCTTTGCCCGCCATGCTGAATAAAGATCCTATTCCGCTAAATAATCCCATATTATAATGTTCCTTCCTCAATCAACTGATTTTGCTGTCCTAATCGATCGCTCATCATTTCATTCAATTCATCACCCAGAATAGTTTCCTTCTCTAGAAGTTTTTCAGCAAGGTATTCAAAATCTGTTCTATGTTCATCCAAAAGAGTTTGTGCTCTAGTATATTGTTCCTGTGCTATCTTCTGCGACCAATCGGACATAGTTTCAACGTCGGATTCAGATACCATGTGATCTTCATCATACGCAAGGATTAGTGGTCCCATTCCGAATCTTTCAACCATATTTCGAATAGTCGCCGTCGCCATTTTTATATCGGAATAAGCGCCCGTTGTGTAATTATCCTCGCCCGCTAGAAGTTCTTCTCCGACTCTTCCGCCGTAAAGAATACAGATTTCATTCAAGAGTTGTTTCTTTGTCCTGTTGTTAGAATCATCGCTCAAAAAGGAAACAAATCCCAGAGTTTTTGATCGTGGTATTATAGAAACTTTGTCTATCTCTAGATGCTTTTGTAACAGCAAAGCAAGTATAGCGTGTCCAGATTCATGGTATGCTGTGTTCTTTAATTCATTAATATCAGTAGACATTTTCGATTTTTCTTCTGTTCCATGAGATACTCTATCTATCGCTCTGTCCATCATTTCATTATTAACTGATTCCAATTCTTCGGTTACTGTCATAATCGCCGCTTCATTGACGGTATTTCTAATGTCAGCGCCAGAGAATCCTATACACTTCTTAGATAATCTGTCAATATCGATATCACCAGAAATTTTTGGCAGATTATTCAAGTGCAAATCAAAAATAAGTTTCCTTTCCGCTCTATTTGGAAGATCGACATTGATATGCTTATCGAATCGTCCGGGTCTTATTAATGCGGGATCTAGCGTATCAAATCTATTAGTAGCGGCGATTACCATAACTTGTTTGTCTGGCGACCCTCTATCGAATCCATCCATTTCTACAAGAAGTTGGTTTATAGTTTGATCTCGTTCGCTGTCTCGACCAGAACTCCTGTTTTTCCCTATAGCATCCAATTCGTCGATGAATAATACTGCTGGAGCATGTGCTTTTGCCTTTGCGAAAATATCCCGGACTCTAGAAGCGCCGACACCAACGTAAACTTCTACAAATTCAGATGCTGAGCAATAGAAAAATGGAACGTCTGATTCTCCGGCGACAGCACGAGCGAACAATGTTTTCCCCGTTCCTGGTGGTCCATACAGGATACACCCCTTCGGCAATTCAGCGCCCATGTCCTTATATTTCCCCGGATTTTTGAGGAAGTCGACTGTTGTCTGTAATTCCTTTTTTACTTCATGATTTCCAGCGATATCGTGGAATTTTATTACTCGTTGTTCCTTCGTAGCAGCATTTATATTGATACCATAATTCTTGCTTGATGTTTGCATATCATTGGAATTGTTTGATAATCCTAGAGGTTCGTCATAATTACCCCTCAAATTGTTTTGTGATCGTCCAATTTTGAATAACATATAAAGCATGTACAAAATAGCACTACCACCCAGCACAAATATTGGGAAAACGATCCACCAAAACGCTTTCGAAAGACTGATACCTTTGTCGATAGTATAGTTTGTGGATGTCTCGTTTAATTTTTCAATGTATCCTATATAATTTTCTGGAGCGACTGTTATATGTCTCAATTGATTAGCATCGAAATATACAATATTGTCACTGTTAATCTCAACCGATTTTATAGTCTTAGCATCTAATTGTTGTATAAATGTAGAAAAACTTACATGTTGAGTTGGATCGTTATATTTTGCAATTGGAACTAACAAAATAATAAGGAGCAAAATAATTATCGGTATGTAAGAGAGCAATTTCTTCATGTTATAAACCTTTCAAGTTTAATTTAGTTCATCGTCTGTTTTATTTCGTTTTGGTTCAACTGATTCCATTTGTTTTTTGTCTGGTCGAGCAGCGTTAATATAAAAGAATACTTTTTTGAGATAATTTCTTAGTGATGGATGTCTAGTATCGTATCCAAATGTTATCATATAACGAAGCATTGTTGGTGATGCTTGTAATAATTGTCTATCTAATCTCTTTAACGCTCTTAAAGCGCTTCTCTTGTCCCTGTACGCTACTAAGATCTCGCTTGACGTATTGAGAGCGAACGCTTCTATTTCGTCTGGTTTCCCAAAATATGCTTGGATGGAAAACATGTCCTTCAACTCAGAGGAAAACTTAGTGAATTTACCGTGCTTATAAGCAGTTCCATCTGCGAATCCTCGTTTTTGAAACTGGGACATGTGAAGGTATTCATGTTCTAAAGCTTTCGCTATCTCTTCTGAGAAATGAAACCATTGTTCATCCGTCAAAAATAATCCAACTGTTTTATCTTTGACTAAAAACTCTAATCGTATAGATGTATCTCCTTGTGAATCGTCATGCGGGTCGTAACTAGCATTAATAATGATACTGCCGTCATTGACTCGAGCGTCATCCCGAGTTTCAACGTCAGCATCAAACTTTCTTTTAAGTGTTAGTTCTATTATATCCGCAATACGTCTAATTGTCAAGTGTTTTCCAACTATTTTTCGTTTTACACCGCTCAAAAGTCCTTTTACCACCTTTTTGTTTATTACTGTAGCGGTTGTCTCGTTTAATTTCTTCTTTTTCTTCTTTTTGGTTTTCCTGCGTAGTATTTTACCGAGGGCAAGTTTTTTACCTGGTGGTTCTCCAATTGTCCCGGCGACAGCGGGTCCAGTTACATTAGCGATTTCCTCTTCCAACATTTTGAGTATTTTCATGTCAGTTTCTGTCAAACTGGATTCAAAATCATTGTACCGAGTATTCAATAAAAGCGGTGAATCTTCACATTCATACCATCCATCGTTTTCGTGGTATTCTTTTAGAAGAAATGCTGATGCTGTTATAGAGACTAATTTACTGCGTCCGAATGGTCCCAAAGTCCGCTTCAAATTGAATATAAAGACATCTAATAAAGTCAGAGAATCCTT